ACTCAGCTTGCATACGCATCTGCTCCATCTGGGCTTGCTGTGCTTGCTGTTGTTGTTGCTGTTGTTGCTGTCCTGCTTGCTGTGTCTGTTGCTGGCCTTGTGGGCTGTTGGGATCAACGAAATATTTGTTAGCTGAATCAAGGCCGCTAAACTTGCAGAAGTCGTCTATCGTTGCGTATATCTTTGAGGGATTAGTCAAGGCCTGACCAGGTATTGCCATGATTTTTTCTTGCAGCATTTGTATCTGCTGGATCGCCATCAGTTTTGCTTGTGTGTCGCCTGTGCCAGTGCCAACTCTGACTGTGCTTTTAGTGCGAGTGGGCCATGTAGCAGGGTTTACTTTCACCCATTGACCACGAAACTTGAAGTCTTGGATAGTGTCGACATGCTCAGTCACTAGGTCTCTGATCTTTTCGCATAAAGGCTTGATGCCAGTCTCACAGATCACGCGGATAATTAAGCCAACCAGTTCTTCTTTCGCTGTCATGATACGAGCGACACCTTGCGAGCCGATGCCATCACCAATATCTTCCGGTGAGGCTGTGCCGTCTGCCGATACACCCGTTCGTCCTGCGCGTACTTCGTCCAAGTATCTCATCATGTCGAAAGCACTTGAACCGAGAGCTGGAGTAGCCAGCGGCATGATAGCGTCAAGACGTTTTGCGCGAATCAATCCACCGGGTTTAGAGACTAACAAATCATCGAGGTTGACCTGACCTTCCAATACCACGTTGCGCTGATTATTCTGAAGGTACATGTTGTCCATGATGTTACGGATGATCGCTGTCTTGTTGTCTTGGATAGACTTGAGGCGGTCAAAGATTGATAGCCCTTGGAACTTGTGGCTCATTAGAATCGCTGTCGTAGTTATCCAAGGCACACAATCAACAGACTCCTTGCTTAGTATCAGTGTCGGAGTATCAACACCAGCCACCGTGATTTTCATTAGCTGTGTAATGCCTGAGCCGTCAATGTCGAGCTTCATGTAGCACTCAGCGATCTCGATCAGCTTATTAGCCTCGTCACCTGTTGTTGTGCTGGGTACTTGCGTAGACTCACCTTGCATGTTGAAACGGTAAGCCGAGCGCAGCAGGTCGGAGCTAACCAACTCTTCTATATCTTCATCACGATAGCCTTCCTCGCGTAGATCGGAGAGCGTCTTGTTGATGATGTGACAGGTGAAACGTGCGTTAGCCAAGCTAATATTGTTGTGCTGTGAGTTGACGCGGAACTCTTCGGGAGCGACTGGATCAATGCAAATCTTGCCGATGCTGTCAGATACCTTGATCTTAACGTCAAAGCTCATACTCGGAGGTTGCAGGGGATCATCTGAGGGTACTTCTACCGGTGACATCTCAATAATCTCAGCGTTCTTATCGCTCAAGATGATGGCGAGTTGATCTTCGTTTAGGCCGGTATAGTTATAAGTCTTAACCTCTTCGTCTTCTTCGTAGTAAACCTTTAAGATACCGTTACGTTGCATCAGGGCATCTTTAACAAACTGGTGAATCAATGTGAAGCCGTCGTTCTGCTTCATCAATACGTCATAGATATACTCTGACTCTATTTGTGCTTGTAGCTCGTCACCTTCATTAACCGGATCAAAGACTACGACCTCGTTTGATTGTGTGAAAGAGCGCATAATCTGAGGCATGATCCACTCAATAGAATCAGCAACATCTGTCGAAACGATAGCTGAGCGCCCAATTTGCTCAGTGCCAAGCGGAAGCCCTAAGTAATAGCTCAGTGGTACTTGCAGCGATGGCGCAGTATTAGTTGTGATGTTAGCGTTCGACATCTCATTGGTGATGATGGTGAGAATTTCACTATCCGTCATTTTTGCCATCTAAATAATTCCTCTTTCTAAGTAGCTGTAATCCAACCGACCTACATTCCAGGTGTCGTTTGTCATGTCAGGTTCTGCCATCGCTATATATCTAAAGCAATCAGCACCGTGAGAACTGTCATCGTGAAGTGGCGCACCAAATGTGCCAGTGCTTTGGTTCTGCGTGCGTCTGTAGCGTTTGAGTTGGTTTAGCAGCATTGCCGCCTTGTGATCGATGTACACTCTGCCAAACATTAGCCTTGCGGATCGTATGCCTTCCTCGACATCATCCCTGCCAAGAACAGTAACGCTACGGCCTAGTTGTTGCAGTATCTCTTCAGTTGACTTGCCAGACTTAAAGTCACGGCTTCTACCATCATGGGGGATGTAATCAGTTCCCCAGTTGTATGACTTGTTGCGTAACTCATCGACATAACTATCTAGTGTTCGGTGCGAATCTTCTATGTAATCTATAACCCTAACTTCACCGGAACCGGAGCGTTGCACCATAGCGATCGACATGGAATCATTCCATCCAAGATCCCAAACGGTATGGACTTTTAGCATTGGATCGTAGGGTGCGTTGCAAAGCCGTTTATCCAGTAACAGTCTGGCTATCTCATGTGCGTAAATAGCACCCTCAACAGCAGGACGACATTCACCGCCCCAAACAGTCTTGTAACCTTCGGGATCACGTTTAAGCCAGCTAATACGTTCTTTGTCTAACTCTTCGGGGAACCAAGGGTTATCAGAGTAATTGACATTAACAACAAACGAATCATCTGATTGATCGAGTACAAACCGTTGATAGGTTTCATCTGTGTCTAACTCAGGGTTAAAGGTGATCCAAATCTCTGAGCCTGGTGAGCGAATAGTCGGCACTAAAGCATCCCAAGATTTCTTGGTCACAACCTGTGCCTCTTCCACCCAACAGATAGCACACGATTCAAATGATTTAAGATTGACGATAGATTGTTGACGGATACCAGCGAAAACAAACTCACTGCCATTTTTACAAGTGATGCGGTTTTGTTGGATCGTGAACAGATCAGAAAAACCCATCTCTTCTATCTGCTTCTTTAGCAAGTAGTGGACAGATTCTTGAATGGAGTTTTGCATCTCTCTGGCGCAGAGTATGCGAGTTGATTTCTCTAAGGCTTTAACGATGAGTAGTCGCGCAACTGTCCAACTCTTGCCGCTTCCTCTACCACCGTAAGCTACTTTATATCGCATAGGTTGCATAAACGGGATCATCTTTTGCGGAATGTCCACGTCAGCATCTATATGGATAGTTTCACTTGCCATTAATGCGAACACCTATCGAGAAATTGCCTGTGTGTTCTATGCGTTCTGTGTAAAGCTGGGCTACCTTTCCTCTTGCGACTTCAGCAGAGATAGCGGCTGTGAAACTCTCAGCATCTTCTGCTTTCTTGCCCAGATGTTCGAGTCTGGCAAGGTGTGACTCTAGTGTAATTCCAGCGGCTTCAATGATCGGTTTCTTGAGTTCATCAACCCTCGCCCTGACCTCGCCCTTTTGCATCATTTGATATGCTTTGTTTTGCACTGTCTCAGGCTTTGTTTCCGGCTTAACATTGTAGGCAGACCGATAAGCATCAGCCTGTGTCATTCCGCTTGCAACAGCAATAGCAAATGCTTCTTGCTTAGGCGTTAGCATCTACTTGATCCTACTTTCCACAACACTTAACCGAGATTCAATAGCACTGAGTTCTTTGCGTATGTCACGCTCGATTGAGATCAGCGTCTCGTTGATGTCGGTTAGTCTTGAGTTCAGTTGGTTAGCACTCCAACCGATTATCATAATCAGCACTGAGATAAGACCACCGATGACCGGCATTAAGATAGAACTGTCACTCATTTAGTTACGCCTTTTGATTTCTCGAATGAGCGCATACCAGCCAAGCCAAGGAGACCTAGTAATATTTGCAGGGTTAATTCGGTGTTGATGATCGGGAACAAGCCCGTGTAAGTAAACAAGACGGTAGCGATGAATCTAGCGATAGGCTCAACTAATGCTGCATAGAGTAATGAGACACCACAAACCCAACCGATTGCTGGACGCCAGCCTGACACAAATATTGATGTGCTTCCTGCCTCAACCTTGTTGATCTCTAACTGGGATAGCTGTAACTGATAGCTGTTGTTGATTTCACTTGCTGCGGCTTCTAGCTTTCCCTTTAGCTCAAGGTCAGCATCGGGGAAGAACTTATCTAGTCCAGTCTTTATCAGGTCAAAGCCAGCAGTGAAAGGATCAAGCGCCATACTCACCACTCTTCATCTGTGTGGATAGTTCTAATGCTCTTCCCTTTACGTCTTTAGCCCACTTAC